GCACTACTGGTGATGACCGTGAAATTGTCACTGCCGGTGGTCGACCAGGCAAACTGGATTTCATTGGTTGTGATATTCTTGCGGACATGCCACGCCAGTTGCCCGGACACCCATTGGCTGACGAGCGACTGATCGCCGGCCAGCGTATTGAAACGGACCCAGCATTCAACGGTCCATGGTGCCGCATTGGTCGACCCCAACTGCCATCTGATGCTATCGGGCGTGGTGATGGCGTCGCCGGTACCATCGAACAGCGCTGATGCCGTCCCGAACTTGAACTGCGCCGTATCGACCTGGGCGTTGCCGACTGTCGTCAGCGCGTTAGCGAACATACTTTCGTCAACAAACGCCGTCGAGGCGTCGGCGCCATCAAACCCGCACAGCAGCACGACCTTGCCGAAGTCCGGATCGTCATCGAGGCCAGGCAGGTTCTGCCAACGGTAGAGCGCCAGCGCATAGAGCTTGTCGAGATCGAGGTCGTCCGCCATGTCACGTCCTCGAGCGCACGCCCATGGCCGCCGCGTTCAATTCAGCAATCGTCCATGCCACCGCGGTGGCCGGCGAGGTTTCCCACATCTTGCCTATGCGCGTCTGCGTCACGTTCAGGGCAGTATCAGCGCCGTTGTAATCGGTCGAGCCGATGCGCGTCATGAAGTTGATATTCTGCGGCCCCGCTGCATCCCGGTTGACGGCGGCAGATACCTTGACCGCTGCCAGCGTCTCTGTCCCGGCGAGCGCAGTAAAGGCCGCGTGCGTATACGTCGTGCGCTGCCCGACCGTGCCAGACACGGCGAGGTCCGCACCGGTCGCGCTGGTGTCGTCAACGATGCCGAATGCCCCATTCGTCCATTCCTGATAGGAACCGTTGCCGGTCGGCGGCCGGCTGACAATCTTGGCGCCGATGGTGTTGAAGTCGGCGACGATGATCTCGCTGACGTAGCTATCATGGTTGCTTGAGCTTCCCGGCGGATTGAACCTGACCTTGTCGATCGTTCCGATGCCGCTGAGGTCGAGATCGTTGCGACTGATCGCCGGCAGGTTGTTCCAGTACAGGCGGAACTCCCCGGGATTGCCGAGCTTGATGTAGCAGTCAAAAGTAGAAACAACGGAGTTGCTCGGAATGTAAAGATTATCGGTGACCGAAGCAAGCAGGGACCATGCCGCGCCGGTCCACTTCGCGACCTCAATGGTTCCCGTAGTGGAGGGATTGAACCGGACACCGAGTTTCTGAACGCCGCCGCTGTACCATTTGTACATGTATTGAGTGCCGGTCAACAGGCCGTAGCCCTGCACCACATGCGTCCAGAAATTATCGCTCGATGAAAAGGCATCCGTCTCGATGTAATTGGTGTCCTCTGCCGCCGTGTTGACCAGTATCGCCACTCGCGTGTTGGCGGCCTTGCGATACGACGCAGGCGTGGCGTGGTTGAGCGCCCCCCCCCTGTTCGCAAAGTCCTCCAGTTCCGTTCCCATGAAAAAGACGGTCACGTCAAAGACTCCCAACGATTGACAACGAGATATCGGCGAGCGTCGCGTCGGGCGAGGCCGGCGCGGTTATGCTGAGCACGTCGCCGATGGCGAAAGACGTCAGCGAGGCTGCGGCAAAAGTCGGCTCGGTCCCGGCAGCGGCCCACGTCGCCGTGCCGATCGACGTGGTGTTTTTCTTCAGCGTCAGCACGGTCGAGGCCGTCGCCGCAATCCCGGCCGACCCTTGCGATCCGGTCAGCCCGGCGGGGATGGTCGCCGCTACCGTGAACTCGTGCCGGAACAGCACCTCGCTCGCCGTCGGCTTGCTGCCGGCGAACATCGACAGCTCGATCGTGGCCGCGCCGCCGGCCGCCGCGTAGAGCGTGTCAAAATAGGTTTTGAGCGTTGCCTTGACGTTGGACCACAGCAGTTTCTTCAGCACGTCCGATGCGGCGGTATCGACCACGGCCAGTTCGTCGGCATCGATCGGCGTCGTCTTGCCGGTGGCCGCATGCGTGACCTCGCTGAGTACCCTGGACGTGGTGACCTTGCGACTGTTGGCACCCTGCACGATGTGCGCCAGCTCGGTGCCGCCGAGCGTCGTTGCGGCGGTCAGCGCGCCTATTTCCTTGTCAGCCATGTTTCATTCCTCGGTAACCAGGATGTTGCCCGGCGCCGCGTCGCCGGACAGTTTGAGATGATCGGTGCCGCTCTGCATGTCGCCGGACAGCAGCAGCATGATCGTCGGGAAATGCCCGCGGGCCTCGTAGCCGCGCCCCGCCACGGGCCGGTCCTGGCCGGCGACGAAGATCGGCAGTGCCGACATCATGTAAACCCGGAAGAAACATTCGACCGGCGGATCCGAGCCAAAGTCCGTGATCACGTCCGCCGAGGCATAGTGGACCGAGTTCGTGGTCGTCGTCAGCGTGCGGATATAGGTCGTGCCATCGGCGTCATAGATATCGACCTGGAACGCCAGCGTCGCCTCGCCGTGTTCCGCCGGATTGAACCCGGTCGTTATCCTCGACCGGTAGTCCCAGGTGATGTCGATGCCGTCCGGGCTGCCCCCCTCGGCCGCGACACGGGTCGGCGCATAGGGCGTCTCGGCCGCGCCCGTGATGACGTGCTGCGTTGGATCGACGACGTCCAGTGGTTGGCCTATGCCGGCCGCCTTGTAGTATTTGGTGACGCCGAGGTCGGTCGGTGGGTGCTCGGTCTTGCGTGTCCATCCGTCGAGCGTGACGAACACGTCGCCGATCGCATGCAGGCCGCAGAACACTTCCGAGCCACGGTAGCCGCGCAGCGTGAACCCGCTCAGCGTATAGGTGCCGTCGAGGTTGTCGACGACGGTCTTGTAGCCGACCCACTCCCAGCGGCCCTCGACGCCGATCAATGCATTGTTGACGCCGGCCAGCACCTCGGCCTCGGTGGCGTCGACCAGCAGCGTAGCATCGGCGGTTGTGCGGCGGATGGTGAGCGTCGAAGTATCGTCGAGCGCGAATGGGTCGGCCGGCGGGCCGAGCAGGGTTTCGCAAACGCCGAGCACGCCGGGATGTGGCAGTTGGCTGAAGATCGGGGCAAAGTCTGTCGTGACCGGGCTGCGGAACAGCGTGCCCCCCGACCACAGCGCCTGGCTGGATGGCATCAGCGTGCCGTACTGGACCAGCGAGGCGCCGGCGGTGTCGTCGTCGTAGTCGAACAGCGGCATGTCGAGATGGACATACTGGCTGGCGAAGTAGACCACCTGCCAGACCGGGCCGGTATTGCTGACCGCGGTGATCGGGCTTTCGACATCGGTCTGGAAGTCGCGCGCGGAAATCTCGACGCCCATGTTGCGCAGGTCGATGCCGACCTCCTCGACCCGCGTGACGTAGGTGCGGGTGCCGGACGGAAATGAAACGATGTCGCCGGGCAGCAGCGTGATATTTTCCGGCACGACGGCCAGAGAGTGGCCGCGGCGTTTCTCCTGGTACTCAAAGAACTTTTCCTGGACGATGCGCTGCGCCTCGGCGTCGTTGAACAGGATCGGCGTCGAGAATTTCGGCGTGGTGATCGAGTTGAGAACGCCCGTCGTCATGTTGAACGAGACGGGTCGGGTCTTGTACTGCCCCTCCTTGGACACGTATTGCATCTCGACGCTGGATGGCGTGCGGATGTTGGCCTCGTCCTGCGATATCACCGGCTGGTCGCGCTCGACGATGTCGGGCGTGTCGAATGCCGCATCGACCGAGAGCAGATCGTCCTGCCCCGCCTTCTTGAAAAAGAAACCGGCGCCGGTGTCGCACCACGAGAAATCGTAAATGTCCGATAGCGACCGGCCGATGGCCTGCACCGTGGTATCGCTGGCGACGACGAAGCCGTAACTGGTTCGCCCGGCAATCCCCTCGAAGGTGAGATCGGGCGGCCCGAATCCGGCCAGCGACATGGCATCGGTGATGATGTCCTCGAGATCGATCAGCCGCGGGTTGACGTTGACGACCCGCCAGACCGTCCAGTGGTCGGCCGCCGATGTTGCACCGCCGGCCTGCTCGGCGGTGGCGTAGAGGTTCTGGGTCTGGTCGACGATGATCCGGCAAAAGCGCGTATAATCCGACGCGACCAGGTCGCTGATGTAGCGCGTGAATGTCTTCGCCTGGATGTCGAGCAGGTCGATGTTGTTACCGGCGGATATTTCCTGCGCCAGCATGAACCCAGGCTCGCTCGTGAAGCGCATGGGTGGCACAAGATTGTGGACGTTGAAATAGTCGTTGCTCGCGACATCGAACGTGTCGACGACCGCCCCGGTGTCGGGATTGACATATTTGAAGCGGTTGACCGGGCCAGGCAGCGTATCCTGGAAAACGAGATAGCCGGTGAGCGGGTCGTACCACATCACCGGGACGACGGCGGTGACGGGCGTCCCGATGCCGGCCGGCGCGATCACGTGGCCAATGGTCCACGTCCCGTCGTAGACGGCTTCGTGGATATCGTAGGCGCCGCCGCCGACCGATTGGACGATGAAAAATGAAACGGAACCGGTCGTGGTCCTGCCGCGCGTCACCAGCTGGACCGACATCCCCGTACCGACCGCCGACACGTCGATCGTCTCGGCCGCCAGATCGACAATGGCCGCCTGGCCGCCGCCGTTCATCGCGAAGAAAACCCACGCAGTCCCGAATTGCATCACCTCGCGCCATAGCGTGTTGACCGCGTCGGCATGCGATGCGACCAGCCTGCCGGTCGATGTTTCGTAGACGGCGGTGACGTCACCGGCGACTGAGCCGAGGAGATGGACCAGTGCGAAGCCCGTCCCCGGCATCGCGATAGGATAGGTCAGCTGGTAATCGCCAGTATCGGCGAACGATTCCGACCCCTCGAGCGGGACTCGGTAGAGTTCCGTGCGGGTATCTACATCGAGCGTCGCAAGGTAGACGTGCGTCAGTCCGGCAACATCGGTGGCGTCGATGATCTGGTAGATGACGCGGTCGACCGGATCGTAGGATGCGCCGTGCGGATAGTTGGTCCCGACGCCGGGCGGGAACGGCCCGGTCGTGGGAGGCGCGCCGGTCCATTCGATTATGCCGCCCACGGGCGTGCTGTCCGTGGCGTTGGAGATCACGGCCGAAATACTCGGCGGCGAATCGGACGGGTAGCCTTCGAGAAACACCATCACGAAATTCTGATAGGCGCCGGGATTGGCGCCGATGATCTGGGTCAGGATCGGATCAACCGTGGTATGCCGCCCGCCGTAAAAGCGGAAGTTCGTCGTTTCGGCAATATCGTTTTCAGCATCGAAGACGACCGCGCCGTCGATCTCCAGCCGGATCAGGTTGTAGCCGCGTTCGTACCAGTCATAGGCCAGCACATAGCCGGCCAGCGTCCGGTTCTCGTACTCGGTCGTGCTGGTGGTTATGGTCCTGGGTGGCGGCCCGAACTGGAATACCTGCCCGCCCAGGATGCCGGACACGGCCACATAATTTTCTGGAATGTCGTTGGTCGTCGTCGAGGTGGTTGTCACGGTGGCCACCGTCTCGACGCCGCCAATGAAGTAGACACCGTCGACGCGGCCGGTCCCGATCACGAACGGCAGCGGCTGTCCGAGCGCCTGCTGCGCTTCGCCGAGGTCGGTCCTTGCGGTGAGCGCCGCGGGTGCGACCGTGGTCTCTGTGCTGGTCCGCGGCCCTTTGGGCGCCATCACCTGGTTCCACCAGGTGCCTACCAGCGCCCCCGCATCCGAGAAGATCGCCATCAGCGCGTCACGAAATCAAAGCCGCCGTAGCGGTTGATGTTGTTATAGGCGGCGCAGTCGGCGCGGTTCTTCCGGCACCCGGCAAGGATGGCGAAGGCATCGCCGGCCTCGATGTCGAACGGGAAATCGGTCACCATCTCGACCATCCCGGTCCCCGAAGTCCATTGGCGCACCCAGCCAGTCGCGCCGGCATTGGTGCCGCTGGTCCATGTCACCTTGCCATGCGAGAAACCGAGGGCGCCGGGACTGGCGATCGTGGCCACGAACCGGCGGCGGCTGGTGACGCTGGTCACCGTTCCCGTCCGCGTCCATGTCGCCTCGACGGCGCCGCACTGGCGACCGCAGAACTTGAACGGGCAGCTCGGCTGGATGGTGAACAGCACGACGTCCTTGAGCGCATCGGCGAGCGTGACCAGTTCCATCCGGCCATTAAGCCGGTCGGTGTAGTCGAGCCGCCCGACGAAGCCTTGCGCCAGGATGTTGCGGTTGGCCGGCGTCGCCGTGTCGGCGATCCACACCACGATGGTGGCGCCGCGCCAGGCGCCGCGCCGCACGTCCTCGACCAGGATCGGCCCCTCGTCGGAAAGCGGAATCTCGAAATCGATCGTCGCCGCCTCGCCGCCGTTCTTGACGGTGTAGCGGGACAGATTGAAACCGGGCGTCTTCAGGTAGGTCTCGGCGCCGATGACCCGGTCGACGTCGTGGCTGGTCAGCCGCACCAGTTGCCCGGTCGGGTTTTGCAGTTCAGCCAGGAAGCACCGCGTGATCTCGCTGCCGCCGAGCATGCTCAGCAGCGCGGAATTCCAGCTCCTCACGGGATGACCTCGAGCGCCGTCAGGTCTTCGACCGAGATGATATCCATGTGCGGCTGGTAGTCGACGATGGTGGTGAAGTGGTCGCCCTCGAAGCGGACAGGGACATAGAACTCATAGGACGCCTCGATGATTGCGCCGCCGGCCGGCGCGGCGCCGAAGTGGACGAGGCCGGTGGCGTTCACCGTGTAGTCGGCCGGCGTGGCCTTCAGGACGCCGTTGACATGGACGGCGAGCGTTCCTGCCTTGATATACTGGATCGTGCGCTCGTAGGGGTTGGCGCCGGCCGTGTAGGTCTTGATGATCTGGAAGTCGGCCAGCGCGCCGGTGCCGACGCCGATCGGCTGCATGGTGCCGGAAAAGTCGCTCCAGTCCTTCAGCAGCCAGACCTTGAAGTCGCCCCTCCTGTCGAACCAGAATGCTTTCAGCGCGGCTTCAATCTGCAGCGACGTATTTTTATATGACCACTGATAGGTATGGATGGCGACCGAGCGGTTCTGCAATCGCCGCTCCTGGCCGCTGACCATCGTCAGCTTGTCGGTGGAGAACACCGGGCCTCCCTTGAAACCAAGGGCCATGCGCTCGTCCATGATGACGTTGTCAACGGCCATAGTAAGCCCTCAATGCCGTATTGGCGCCGGCGGCCGCCGCCTGTTTGATTTCCGCAGCGCTCTGCCCGGACAATCGCGTGCCCTCCATGACCGGCTTGACCACGATGTTGACGTTGATGGCGCCGCTGGTGGTGCCGCCGCTGGTGATCGTCGATGCGTCCTCGGCGCCGCCGACGCGATTGGCGCGGCCGCCGAATGCGGCGTTGTAATAGGCGGAGGCGGCAGCGCCACCGCCGCCGAACGACATCTGCTTGCCGGCCCAGCTGCCGCTGCTGCTGTTGCCGCTATAGCGGTAGCTGCTGGCTGCGCCGCCGGTGGCGTAGCCGCTATTGGCCGGGACCGTGTATTGCAGCGCGACGTTGTTGGGGTTTGCAATAGCCCTGGCGGCCTCGCCGAGCGAACTGCCGATGCGCGAGCCGAGCTTGTCGAAATAGCCGGCCGTGTGGGTGTCGAGGGTGCCGACGCCCCTGTAGACGTCGGCGGCGCGGGCAGCCACGCGATTGGTCGCCTCGGTTTCCTTCTCGATCGCCCGCTCGATCTTCTCGCCGGTCTCGGGATCGATCGCATTACCGCTGCCGGCCGTGTCGACGCCGTGGTGGACCCTAGGCAGACCGCCGGCGCCACCGCCGCCTGCCGCATCCGCCCACAGTGCCGGCAGGTCCGAGTCGCGAAGCTGGTCCATCGCGGCTTTTGCCTGCGATGTGTCCATGGTGACTTTGATGTCTTTGGCGTGGGCGTCCAGATCGTCCAGTTGCTTACGCAGGCCGGCGAGATCCTTTTGCGACTCGACAACATCGAACATCCCGCCCGGTTCGTCTTTATGCTTCAGAAGCTCGGCAAGCTTAGCTTCGGCCGCCTTGACCTCGTCCCCGACCTCCTTCATCTGCACCTGGGTGTCGTAAAGTTCCTTGTTGAGTACGGCGACCTGTTCCGGATGGAGTACCTTCATAAACGTGTCATACGCATCACTGACAGCGTTGGCGCCTTTCGCGAGTTTCACCATGCCTTCGGCGGCGGCCACGAGCAGCGGCGCGGCCTTGACCAGCGCTTCGCTGATGTTGACATCGATGACCTTGGCAAGCAGCGTGAGCTTGTCGTCCAGCTCGCCCGACCGCGCTATCAGGTCTTCGGGAATGATGATGCCGAGATCCGCGGCCTGGCGCTTCATCTCCTCGATGGACGCGCTGCCCTTGTCGAGCACCCGCACCATCTCGGCGCCGCCCCTGCCGAACACCGCGGTGGCCAGCGCCGCCTTGTCGGTGGCGTCGGTCATCTGCGCCATGGCATCGGCGACGAGCTTGAGGCGCTCCTCCTGGCTGGTGGCATGGAGCACCGACTGCAGCAGTTGCGGGTTGAGCTTGATCAAGCCGGAATAAAGCGTGCCGATCCCTTCCTTGGCCAGGCCGGCATTCCTGGCGAAGATCTCCAGTGACTTGTTGAGGCTTTCCTGCTCGACGTCGGCGAGCGATGCACCGTGCGAGATCGCCTGGAAGGTGTCGGTGCTCAGTCCGGTGGCCTTGGCCCGGTTGCCGATCTCTTCAAAATCGGAAAGCGATTGCCGCGCCTTGCCGAGCGCGCTGGAAAGCGAGCCAATGGCCGCCAGCGCGCCGCCGGCGACGATGCCGCCGACAAACCCGGACATGACGCTCGATGCCCGCTTCGATGCCGCGGCAAAGCCGTTGACGGCATTCGACATGCGCTTGGACTGCTGCTCGACCGTGCTCGCGCTCGCCTTGAAGCCCTGCGTGAACTTCGCGGTGTTCGTGCTGAGATCGATCGAGATCGAGCCGACTGTTGCGACCATGTCAGTGCATCACTTTCGTTATCAGCCGGGCCATCGCGTATTGCTGCGCCAGGGTCTGCCGCGGCTTGGCAAAAATCGCGTCCTCGGTCTTTGGGAAATGCTTGTGGCCAATGCGCTGGTAGATCGCCGTGCGATAGGCAAGGCGCGACATGTTTTCTTCGGAGGCGCGGAAGGCGATCACGATGTTGTGAGCCGTCATCGTCCAGAAGTCGCGTTCGGTAATGCCGGCCCGTAAAGCGTAGAACAGGAGATAGCCCGTCAGGCTTTCGTGGCCTTCGTAGGGTTTGCCTTGGTGGCCTTTTGCGGCTGCTGGTTCTCGTTGTCGGCCACCCATTCGTCGTGGGTCTTGCCGTATCTGAACAGCGCAAAGGCATCCAAGCACTTGCGGGCGATCGGCTCGACCGGCGGCGGCACTTCCGGCAGATCCTTGACGACCGCGCCATCCGGCCCGCGCAGCGCCACCTTCAGGAACGCCAGCAAATAGATCGACGACATGACTGCGAGGCCATAGCCGACCTTGCCGGCGAACTCGAAGGCGCCGAACTCGGTTTCGAGTATGCCCTGCCCGTGCATGTCGAGCCGGATGGTAAAACCCTCGCCGAACTCCGGTGCTGCGACCTCCGCGATGAACTTGTTTGCTGCCATCACGGCGTCCCGTCACTCCACACCGGCGAGGAGGACATGCTGATCGTGCCGCTATAGGTGACCATGTCGCCGGCCGGCGCAGAGATCGAGAACTGCGTGACCACGCCGTCGAAGGCGCAGATCGGCAGGGTGGTCGGCGCGCCGACGCCGCCATTGTCGGCCCCGCTAAAATCGGCCTGGAAGGGGGCAGTCGCGCCGGATTCGAACATGCCGAGGATGCCATCGGGCGGCGCCTGCTCGGTGCTGTCGGGATCGAAATGCCCCTCGAACGTCACGGTCGCAGTCTTGTATCCAGCCTTGTATTCCCGGTAGCCAGATGTCGACATCAAGTGCGTGGCGTCGATCTGGTCGGCCGACTGCTCGAGGCTGAAGTTCGTGGTGTTGCCGATGTGGGTATAGACGACAGGTCCGGTACCGGCGCCCAACTTCAGTTGAGCACCAATACTCGTAAAACCAGTTGTTGCGGGCATGGCAGTTTCTCCTAGTTAGCGCCAGCGAATGGCGAATGACATGACGCGGCGGGCGGTTGACTGGTCGTCGGACCAGTCTTGAAAATCGATCGGCTCCTTAGTGAATGACGCCTTGATCGCCCCCGACGTGAAAAGAAGATCGCGCAGTGCGAGCTTGACCGTCTCGCCGAGGTCGAGCGCGGCCGATCCCTTGGCCGCAAGACAATGGATCTGCACCGACGATTCCGGATATTGCGACGAGCCGGCGAGCAGCATCGCATCGTCCTCGGCGGTCAGCGCGATCGCTATGGCCGGCAGCGCCGTTCCCTGCGGCAGCGGCGACACATAGATCCGCGTCGAGGTGATGGCGGTCACGCTGGATTGCGCTGACAGCGCCTTGATGGCGAGCGAGACGGCGGTGATCATTCGACCAGCCTCGCCTCGACCTTCAGGTACTGCCGGCGGCCGATCTCGCGCGGCCGGCCGATGATTTCGTAGATATCGTTTTCGTAAACGATGCGGTCCTCGGCCTGCACGTCGGTGCGGTGCCGGATGGTGAAGTAAGCGCCGAAGTTGGCGAACTGGCGCGCCGCCGCTTCGCTCTCGGTCGAGCGGTGGAACTCGAGCATTGCCCAGACCTCGTCGTAGGTCGCCCAGCTTTCGACCGGCTCGCCATAATCATTGCTGCCGGACGGCGTGTTGTGCTGCAGCTCGATGCGACGATCGAGTTCACCGATCGACGGAATGCCTTCGGGCATCAGCGCGTGACTTTCTTATTCAATTTGGCGGCCCGTTTTTCCATCTCGGGACCAATCCTCGCGCCGAACCGTTTCACCACCTCATCGCGCGTCGAGTAATAGGCCGGCGTCAGGAATGGATGCGGCGCCGAGCCGGGCCACTCGATGCCGCCCGCCCGTGTCTTCGCCACGGTGCCGAACTCCACCAGGTGCGCGTACTTCACCGGCTTGCGCTCGCCCCGCTGGAAGTCGGCGGCCGGGCCGACGCGGTGGCGCGGATTGACCTTTGAGGATTTCGGCAGGCGCTTGATGGTCAGCGAGGCGGCGAGCGCGCCGGTGCTTTCCTCGAACTGCTGCGCGCGCACATTGCGCCGGGCAGCGGCCAGCGTCGGCTGCAACGCGAATCGCGACGTGGCATTGAGCGGCACGGCCACCTGCTTCGCCAGCGCGCGCAACGCGGCCGACGTCTCACGGGAGCCGCGCACCTTTGCGGTGACCTGCATCTCTGCTCACAATTTTTGGAAGTGCGCCATTAAGCCCCCAGACGCGCGCACGTGTCAATGCCGGTGTTTCCTACCTCCACACCCCGCAACGCGCTGTACGGGCTTCCTTTGCCACGCCAGAGGCATTCTATGACCACATTCTCGCCAACGCGGTCAAATGGACCTTGAGCATATCCGATGCGGTGTCGCGCTCGCGCCGCGTCCGGTACAGGTCGCGGATGTGATAGCCGTCGCCGCAGACTTTTCCCACCAGCGCATAGCCGTGCTCGCCGAGCAGGATCTTGGCATGCCGCAGATCCGTCGCCGCATTAAGGCTGCGCTCGGCGAACGCTGCCGGATGCCGGCCGCTGTCGATGCGCTCGATGAACGAGGTGGCAGCGGCCCGCATGCCATGCACGGCCTCCCATGATTTGCAGAAACGCTGAGCCGCCGTCACCTGCTCGTCATCCAGCGCACCGTGTGCGGCAAGCGTCGTCACCGACCATTCGCGCAACCGGATCACACCCATGCCGAGCCGTTCCATACCTTGGCCGGCTTCGTCACCCATGCCGAGCCGGTCCACACCTTGGCCGGCTTGTCGACCCAGGCGCTGCCGTTCCAGACGGCGACCGTACCGGGACCGGCAGCAGGCGGCGCTGCGACCAGCGGCGGCATGACGAAACGGTTGTGCGCCCGGCGAGCGTGCGCGATCCGCAGCGCTGCGGGATGCCCCTGGGCATAGCCCTCCCTGCCATGCTTGTCCTTGCCGGGCTTGTCCTTGCCGCCGCCGCCTTGCGGCGGTGGCACGAACGGCACCGAGATGTAGAGCGCGAGCGTGTAGAGCTTATCGAGACGCAGCGTGTCGAAGGTCGTCGCCGTGTAGCGGTAGGCGGCGCTGGTGTAGAACTTATCGAGGTCGAGATCGTTGGCCACGACGTCACCTCAACCCGTAAGACCGCCGCGCTTCATAGGCCGCCTCGGCGCGCTGCAGCTTTTTCTCCAGCGGATCGCAGCGCATGGCGCCGACGCAGGCCGGGCAAATCATGCCCATGCACAACCGGCACAGGCCGCCGATATCTTCAGGGCGCTCTCTCGGCATGACGAGCCGCACCGCGCCGCAATGGCAGCAGGTGAAACTATCGCGCTCCTCGATGCCATCCGGCCCGCTGATCCGCGCATAGCCGCCTGGCCGCCGCATTCATTCCTCGATCTCGGCCCGCGCCAGCACGGTCGACGTATAGGCCGGCGACTTCGCCCGGATGGCCAGGCCATTGTTGGCGGTCGCCGGGAACACCAATTCGGAACCGGGAGCCGCCGCCCATTCGAACGTGGCGCGCTGGTTGAGCGCGAAGGTCAGCAACTGCGATGTGGCGGTGATGGTCGGCTCGGCCGAGTAGTTGGCGCGGCCCAAGCCGGTGAAGACCGGGTCTCCCGGGTCCATGGCGAGCGGCGTGACGTTGGTCTTGGTGCCGTCGTCGGCGGTCTGCCGGTGGACGCTGAGCACCAGGACGTTGTCGGCCGGCGTGGAATCGGCGCCGACGATGATGTTGCAGACGTAGCCGCGGCGCGGTGTGGCACCGGCCAGCACCGACAGCACGGTCTTGTACGCCGTCGACAGGTTCTGCTGGGTGCCGCCGAGATCATTGGCGGTGCTGTATGATGCCATGTCAGTTCACCTTCATGTCGTGTCGATCCAGATGTCGTTGACGGCCGGCGACGAGGGCGCCGATGAGCCGACGTAGACATTGATCAATGCCGCCGTGCCGAACGCCGGCTTGCCGGTGATGTCGTCCCACGCCGACGAGCCGGGCGGCCCTGGCGGCCCGACACCGCCGGCCGATATCGTGGTCTGGATATGCGAGCCGTGCGAGGTGCCTTCGAAATACACGGTTACCGTGACCGTGCCGCCGCCGCCGGTGATTCGTTGCGCATACAGCTTGTTGACGATGCGGTCGGTGGCCGCCATGGTGCCAGCCGCTGGTGCCGTCGCCAGCCATTCCTGCATGGCCACGGTCTGGTCAGTAAACTCCGGCGAATACTCATCGCGCACCAGCGTCTCGACGCCGGCCGCGGTGCGCACGTAGACCCTCAGATGCAGCCGTGCGGTGCCGGAATTGACCCTGGCGTAAACGCGCCGGTAGGCGGTGCCGGCCGGATAGTCCACAGCACCCGGCACGCCGGCATCGGTGGCGAACTCCTCGACCGGAAAGTCCACATTGACGCCGGTGCAGGCCACCGCGATCGTCGACTCGGCGTTCGGCGACGGCGATTCCAGCATCCGCTTATAGCCGGCAATGTCGGAATTCGTCGTCGCGTCGTAATAGAAAATCCGACCGGCCGATATGCCCGGCTCGCCCTGGATGCCTTGCGGCCCGACTGCGCCGGTTGCGCCGGGCGTTCCGGGAAAGCCTTGCGCACCATCGGCGCCGGGCGGTCCGGCCGGACCAGTTTCCCCCTGCGGACCGGGCGGACCGGCCGGTCCGGTGCCGCTGCCGTCGCCGCTGGTCGAGCCGCCGCCACCACCGGCGGGAACCTCGACCCAATCGCCATCCTGCCGGGCATAGGGCTTGTGATCTTTCGGCGCCTCCTCGATCTCACCCGGATCGCCCTTGTCGCCCTTCGGTCCCCTTGGACCAGGGTCGCCCTGCGGCCCTTGCGGACCGGGAATTCCGGCATCGCCTTTTTCGCCGATCCTGCCATGCAGTCCCATCTCGCCCTTTTCGCCATTCAGGCCTGGTTGACCCGGCGGGCCTGGCTCGCCGCGTGGGCCGACGATCTTGGCGATCGTCAGCCAGCCGGCATCCTTGCGCGCATAGGCATGGCCATCCCTTGGCGCATCGGTCAGCACCGCCTTGCCCTGGACCGTCAAGCGGCCGTGCTCGTCCAGCTCGATGTCCGTCAGTTTTTCCATGTTCCTATGCCAGCGCCGGATCCCGCCAGCGGTGCAGCAGCGACGTAACCTCTCTTGGCAGGTATCCCATTGCCACCTCGTTGTCGGCGGCGCCGGCCTGGCGGACCTCGTAGAGCGCGCCCAGCATCATCGCGACCGCCGCGGCAATGTCATGCGGCACCGTGGCATCGGTCCAGTCGACGATCGAGGGGTCGTCCGGATCCGGCGTGCCGATGGTCTTCTTGATGTAGCTCAGGCAAATCGCGCTAGCCTGCTCGACCTGGCGCGTGATGAGGCCGTCGTCGTCATCGACAGTGACGCGAAGGTGCTGCTTGGCTGCATCAAGGGTGAGGAATGCTACCATGTCGAGCCATCCGCCCTGACTTGCGCCAGGTCGCGCCCAGGGCGTCCCGGTAGTCCCGGATCGCCTTTTTCGCCATCCTTGCCGTTCCTGCCGTCGCGGCCGCGCCGTATCGCCTTCGCCCAGGCCGCCACGCCATCGTCCGGCTTTTCCTCCGTCGCGGCATTACAGACCCAGAGCGAGCCGCCAAAAGTGACGGTGTCCCCCCGCTCATAGGGCTGCTCGCGGAACGCCCCGCGAAAGATCATGACCGGCAGCCGGAACGGGAATTCTTTTGCCCGCTCGCCCTGCGCAAAGCGGAAGACGAATGTCCGCTCGCCGTCATAGTCGACCGTCATGTCATCGAAGCCAAGGCCGTCTCGGCCGTTGACCTGGCCGAGATCGAGCAGGTCGCCATTCGATAGCGTGACCAGCAACTGCCCGTCGCGGCCGATCATGGCGCCGGCGACCCCGACACCATCGCGGCCACGCTCGCCGGGATCGCCCTTTTCCGGGCGCCGTCCCTCGAGTTCGGCGATGCGCTGCAGCAGCGGCCGCATGGCCCGCGCGACATAATCGGTCACCGTCTCGAAAACGGAGTCGGCCATTTCCTGGATATCATCAGCCATTGGCGAACTTCCTGTTCAGAGCCAGGGCGAACCGCTTCGGCGCATCCTCGTTCTGGTTGGCCGGCGGCACGACTGCCGGCGCCGGTGCCGGCTTGCTGAATGGATCGTCGCGATCGCGCTTGTCGAGCGCCGCCAGGCTGAAATTCTGCTGCTGCAGGTATGGCGAGGCGCCGCCCCTGACCGAGGCCAGGTTTATCCGCCGCCTGGCTTCGTTGGGCGCCATGATGCCGGCCCCGACGGCCTCGGCCAGCGCCTTGACGTGGCTGGCCGTGTCCATCCGGATCAGGTCATCGATGTGGAACTCGGTGGCATAGGGCGCCGGCAGCTCCAGCCCTTCGTCCAGCCCCAGTTCGATCGACTCGATGTAGACCTGCAGGGTGTTGGAATAATACTGCTGCTCCAGTGCCTCGACGTTGCCGGCGGTGAGCTGGGTGTTCATGATCTTGTGCAGCGGCACGCCGAACACCGCGCAGATCGCCTCGGCTGCGAACTTCTGCTGTTCCATGACCTGCGCGTCAACCGCCTTGAAGGCCATCGGCTCGTATTTCAGGCCGTCGCCCAGCACCGCGGTCTTGCCGGCATTGTCGCCGGTATAGTTCAGGTCGAAATAGTCCTTCAGCCGCTTGGCCGTATCGTCGGCGATGGCGCCCGGCGCGGTCAGCACGCCGCCCGGCCGGGATCCGTTGGCGAACAGGCTTGTCTCGTTCTTCTGGATCGCCAAACCCTGCAGCGCCGGCCCGCCGGCCGCATACATTTTCGAAAGCCCGACCAGCGGATGATAGAACGTGTCCTGGCGGTCGTGGATGATCTCGCGCTGCGGCACCGTCACCTGTTC